CTGCTTGCCAGCGTCTGCCACGAGCCTTGCCAACTGAACTTCTATATCTTCTGGCAGTTCTTCGTCTGGTGCAGGTAAAGTCACCCCCAATTGCTCTTCAATTTGCTTGCGATACCTAAACGCCATGTGTTCTGCGATGTGCGCCTGCAAACTTGCCATCATTTGCTGTGCCATCGGGTTCTGACCCATGCCTGCGGCAATCATTGGGTCTTGCATGAAGGACGTATGCGATGCAATATGCGCGTCTTGGTCTTGGTAGATAAACGCTTTGACCGGTTTGCCGATCAAAATTGCCATGTTTTCTGAAACAGGGTCTTTGGGCTTCTGATCTTCAGTAGTCGGAACTAACTTATCAGCGTTCTTTATGCCCAGCACCTCAATCATCTGGCGGTGAAGTTGTGGCAAATCATAAATCTGTGGTGCTTGTTGTGCCATTTGCAGTACAGCCTGATACTGAACCACCCGCTGCGCCATTGTGCTGCTGTTGGGATCACTTACTGGGATGACTTCAACCAATGCGTAGTCAGATTTCTTGGCTTTTGGCTCACCTTGGTCTGGTTCGTACTCATACTCTTCTGGCGCGTAGTCTGCCATGATCGCTTTGAGCAGCTTGAACTCTTGCTTCATCGCGTAGTGGACACGCGACTGTACTGCCGCCATCGGTTTGAGCGTGCGCTCAAGTAAAGCTAGTGTTGTCCCGACAGGTGCGTTGGCACTCATGTCAGAGATGTTCATGTCGCTAATTGCACCGAGTCTACGACCCTCATCGGTGATCTTTTGCAAGAGAGTTAGCAACGTTTGGCTTGGCTCCTTGTAAGGCATCATCATGATGTTGTCTTTGATTGCACCGCTTGGCACATCTACATCACGAAACTCGCCCGGAGCAATGGGGGTGTCGTCACCTTTTACCCGCAGACCGCGAGACTTAAGACCACCGGGAAGATTACTAAGAGTGCCAGCATCAACAAGCTGGCGAATAATAGAAGTACCTGCACGGGCGTATCCTCCGATGATATGAATCAACCCCATGCCGTAAAAGCCAAATCCGGGGACATACACGTAATGCACGAAGTGTTGACGCTTGAGCTTTAGCTCATCCTCTGGGTTCCAGTTCCTACGAATAGCAAGAACGGTAGAGGTACTCTTTTCAATCGTAATGACGTACGGCTTGGCAAGATCATCTTCATCGTCAATGCCGGGGATGCAGTAGTCAATGTGAATTTCGCACAACGAATAGCGTTCGTCGTCACTTAGGGTGTAACCACCCTCTTCGGCTTTGCGCTTTTCAATGTCAGTGTGAAATGTCTCTGGGTCGCCTAAGTCTACGTCACAGTAAAAGCCACTAGCTTGAAGTTTCTTAACCTCGTTTTTAGTCTTACGCATGATGTGTGTCACGCGCTCTGCCGATTCAATATGCGATGCGCCATAAGGCACGATTACATCTTCTGCCGGAATGTAGATTGAAACCTGTCTGTTTAGGCTTGGATCAAAGTACACCTTCTTAAACGCTGAACCCGCAAGCCCTAGCGAATACAACGCACGCTCATGCTCAGGGCGGTACTCGACCATCACGTCTGTAAGTTCATGGTTCATGTCGGCTTCGACACGTTTGGCAGCTTCTTCTTTCTCGCGTGTGATCTTACCAATAATCTGTGTACGGACAGGTCCCGCCGCAGGGAAGGTCTCAGACATTGCCTCTGCTTGGAAACGGATTGCCGCTTCTGCAAGGACTGTTGAGTACACTCCGCACGCATCTTGCCAAGGCTCTGTGCGTTCTTCGTATTTAAAACCAAGAACGTCTAATCCTTTGACGTAAGTATCTGCCCAATCTTTGCGGCTGTTCACATCGCCATCGACCAACTCAAGCAGTTCAGATGCCAAGGATTGCAACTCACCGTCTTCAATTGTTTCTGCAAGGTTGGCAGAAAACTCACCATCGTCATTCTCTTCGGCATCAGGGATCAAGGTAATCTCTACGCTGCCATCCGATAGCGTGACCATCTTGGGATCAACGATCTCAATCTCAAGGGCATCTTCTTCTTGATCGTCCATCCCAAGGGGGGCGGCGTATAAACCTTTTTCCATGACTTATCCTTAGATTAACTTCCAGCTACCATTAGAGTAACTATCTGGCATTTTGATTGCGCCGCCTTGCGCGTAACGCGGGATGACTTCATCAATTGCATTGCCAAAATGAATGCCTCTGCCTGTGTCGCCAATTTTACTTTCGCTGCTGTAAATCTCCAAAGGACTTAAACCAACCTCTGGTTTTGTTTTATAAGAAGCCTCGTGCAGGCGTTCTCCAGCCTTGCGTGGTCCATAATCTTCTAATAGCTCAACGCCAAGCTTGCCCGTTGGTTTCCCGCTTTTATCAAAAATAGGCACAACCTTGGTTGCCATGTCTGGATTCTGAAAGTAGCCGCCAACAAAATTAACGTCTTGAGGGTCTAAAAAAACAGTTTTACCAGACCTTGGTTGAAGCCCCTCTGACTTATCAGAATGGTTTGCGCCTGAGCGGTTGCGGGTTGTGGTTGAATCTTTGTGGTGAGCATACGTTGATCCACGCGATGTTCTAAACATATTTTCAACATCAGGCAATGCTTTAAATGCGTCATATGATGGTTTACTTAATGCTTTAGCAATTGGCTTGGCTGCGCCTCCAACAACGGGAAGCAGTCCTAGCGCCGCCAATCCCATGCCTACTTTATCGTTATTATCATATGATTCTTTTAAGTCTTTTGCCGATAATGCAGGTCCCATAACTGGATGAAAACCCGCAACAAGTTCTGCTATGTCAGACGGGTCGCCAACTTCTGCATTGCGCTCGCGCCGCTGTTTGCCCTTTGCCGCAAGGCGAGGGTTATATGTCAGCGCGGATAGAAGCTCGTCATCCATACCTTGCCTTTAGTAATAAGCGCCTTTGCGCCTAAATGATCTTGGTTCATCTATCTCATCCGTTTGCAGGCGAATAAAACCGCCTTTGCGAAAACGAAGTAAGGCTTGGGACGTGCTGTCAACAAAGTCATCGTGATCTGAATTTGGGAAGGCTGCTAGTTCTTCTATCACTTCTTCTGCCCATCTTTTAGGAGGCGCCCACACTTTGCCGGATGCAAATAAGTCTGAAATAGCGTTTACGCGCACAATCTTATCATTACCCCTAGTCGGCGTAAACTCTTGCACAGGGATTCCCATAGCACGCAACTCATATATTAACGGTGCGCCAGAGGCTTTGGCTTCAACAATAAACGAATCCGGTTCCCACTCTTTGTAATATCTTAGTGCAATTTCCTTGAGTTCTGGAAATTCCATGCGTTTCTTAAATGCGTCTAACAAAATGATGTTTGGGTCTTCAGGGTTCTCATTGGGGTAAAACACGCCCCAAGTCGTACATGCCGAATAGTCAGCCCTTTCGGATTTTGAAAACGCCGTATCCCAACTCTGTAGTAAATAATCGCATTTCGGCGGGTCTTCTTTTTCCCACTCTTTCCACCATTCTCTTTTGATGAGTGCGCCTTCCTCAGAGGTTGGGCTTTGCTGATACTGTGCATTCCACTTTGCCGCAGGAAGTTCGTCTCTTAACGCTGCTAATTCTTCGTAGCTCCAAAACTCAGGCCATAAGGGATTGCCAGAAGGCAAGATTGCAGGGAACTCTATTAACTCCCATGTTTCTCCGTCTCGTTCTATCGAGCTTTGCAAAATCCTGCCAACTAAGTCTTTCTTTGACCATCTAGTTTGCACAATCACAATCGCCCCGCCCGGCTGTAAACGTTGACGAGGACCCGATGTGTACCATTCATACACTTGGTCAAAGACTTCAGAATTACTTTGCGCTAACTTAGCTTCTTGTTCTGAATGTGGATCGTCAATAATCAGAAGATCAGCGCCCTTACCTGTAACCGTACCGCCTACCCCAATAGCAAAGTATTCGCCATTATGATTTGTACTCCAGCGACCAGCAGCTTTAGAGTCAGACCTCAAACCCACATTAGGAAATACTTTTGAGTATTGTTCACTATCAACTAAGTTACGAACCTTCCTGCCAAAGCCAACTGCCAAATCTGCCGTATTAGAAGATTGAATGACTTTCTTATCTGGAAACTTGCCAAGAAACCAAGAGGGTAGAAGATAAGACGCAAACTCACTCTTCGTGTGTCGCGGGGGCATACAGATGATAAGTCGCTTTAATTTTCCTTCGGCAATGTCTTCAAACTTCTTTGCCATAACCTTATGGTGGCGACCGTTCACAAACCCCGGCCACATCTCTTTGACATACACCATAAAATTCTTCTGAGCGCGTTCTCTCTTTAAAGAGTTCTCATACTGAGACAACATAGACATAAACCCTTCTTGCTCACCCGCAGGTAAACCTTCTATGGCTTTTGTTATTTCTTCTAAATTCATAGATTCCTAAACTTCATCCAAGCAGGACGCACGCTTCTATCTCTATTAGGCGTTCTCTTACACGCACCTTCTTCGCATAACCGCAGAATCATACGATGTACGTTAGCTCTACTCTTATCACCCGTAATACTCATTATGTCATCTATAGAAGGACCAAACCCAAACTTCTTCCACCATTCCTCAATGACCATATATATCTCATGTTGTCTTGACGTCATAGTTAACCTCTATAGTGACCTATAAATTTTTGCAAAAATTATTTTTTACTTTTGCATATAAAAACATAAGGGGGGGGTTCCTAAATCTTTGTTTTGACACTAAGCCCCGTAATTTTTGACACTTTTCCCCACTTTGAACTTTGTCTGATATAAACCATTTATATCAGGAATTATTTTATATATATATATCAAGGACTTACATTTTCGTCTGATTCGGGGGGTGGTTGCAATTCGCCACTTTCGTTGGAATTTTCATTTGATACTTTGAGCGGAATGGAATCTGGATTGGATATTTCGAGTGGAATAGAATTTTCTGATGGTATTTCGAGTGGAATAGTATGTATATGTACACCCACGCACGCTACGTCACTTACGGGGGGTGGGGAGTGGGTGGGGTCGGCCTCTGGCGATTTGGCGCTATTGATCTCTGCTAGCAGCGATTCCGCATCATCGGCAGGCGTTATGTCTGTGACTTGCCCAGTAATCGTACGCAATTGCTCTATTAGCTTGGCGCGTATGTCAGACGATTGATGTACTACTAAGGTTTCCTTACGATCAACGAATAGACCGATCTCCGCCACGCTACCCAGTAATTTAAGACACGCCACGCGCTGGGCTGGCGGGAAGTCTTCGTCTAGCACGTGTTTGGTTAGCTGCGACACGACTAACGCCCTTAGTTGAGTGGGCGTCTGGTATTCCGCATAAGCCTGAGCCGTCTTGAAAGCCTCGATAGCGGTTTGCACACGGGTATCATTTGCGAGCACGCTTGCGTTCTTATTCACCGTGCGAGTGCTATTGCCCTTACTGTATACACTCCGATAAGCCTCACTTTGGCTAGATCGGAA